TCGGAGAATACTGTCTCTGGCGGAGTATCCTTTTTCGCCGGCGGTGAGGCAGTTTTCGGAGGCTCAGCGGAATCCCGACCAGCCTTGAAAACCTTCATGAAATCTTCCCATGTTGCACTCATTTTTTTATCCTCCCGAAAGTTAAAAGTTACTGACTTATCATCTTCCTCAAACTTCAGATCTGCCAGCCCCTTGATTGCGGGTGGCATCGCCCCTAAGAATCCGACGTGTCGAAGCGTTCCGTCCGGATAGAAGCTTGCAGACCGTTTTTTGTATTGTCCCTGCTGCACCATCTTGGCGAATTCCGGAACCACATCCCGGAACTTTGCGAGCAGCGTGTTTCCCTGCTTTCGCAATCCCTCGACCCACCCGAACGCCGGATGATTATCCTCCGGATGTCCTACGACCAGGGGAGGCGTGTGTTTACTGGCGTCGAAATTCTTCAGGGCTTTTTTAATCAGGGCGTCTCCGTCGTGTTCCCTTCCAGACGAATCCGTCACCTTGCCCCCTCTGAATATCTCCACCCAATCATCGAACCCTATGAAATCCATCATTCCTCCGTGAGTATGAAATCATCCAGCGTGCCCAGTATCTCGGCCTCATCCGAATCCTGAAGCATCATGAATTCTCTTGCCGGTATATCCCCCCAGGGGACCAGCATTCGCCGTGTGTGCGCTCTCACGTTATGTGTCCGGCCATTCCGGGTCCGAGTGTGCGACCCCACATGCGCCTGAACCGTTCCGAATTCGCCTTTCCTGGCCCCGAAATGGTGTATAGCCGCATACTTTTTCCCCGCGGATATGATGACCTTCTTATCTGTCGCCTCACGATGCAGAGACCCAAACAGACCGCCTGACGCCCCTTTGTCAATGAGGATCAGCGCACCCTGACCGCGGCGGGCCTTCGTCGCTTCGGAATGCTCCTTCCACTTCCGCGGCCGGCCCTGCTGCTCGAAATTCGTCTGAACGCTCTCAATCACGACTTCTCCGATCGCTTCCAGGGCATGGCGTGCCGTGCCCATGCGCCGTGCGATGATGGAAAGCCGTCGCTGCACATCATCTGAGACATCCACTCGTATCGGATCGTTGCTCATATCCACACCAGATTCATCAAAAATCCCGCTGTCGGGTCCTTGATGAGTTTTTCCAACTGTGTTTCGTCAAGACCGGACGGATCGCCCCCGGTCAGTTCAACCTTCCCTTTTCCCGCCAGTTCCATCAGCCAGTTCTCAAATTCGGAGCGTGTCATCTGCCCGGAAATCTGATCCCAGAGCAGATCAATTCTGTGAAACCTGGAACTGCTCAGGGCATCCGTGGCAGCCCTGATTGCTTTCTCTGCCTGCGCCAGTGTCGTGATTGCCGTCGCAGCAATCGCCGCATCTGCTTCGGCGCCTGCTGCCGCTGCTATTGCTGCTTTTTTCGCAAGCTCGGCTTCAATCAGTTTTTTTGCAGCCGATGCGTATTTCGACAGATCCGGATCCCAGGAATCCAACCCTGCCATTCCGGGATTGAAATCCCATCCCTCATCTGGCGTGATCGTGGGCGGCGGCATATTCTCCAGAACCCTCAGCCCCCGATCTTCGACCTGGCGATCCGAAAGCGTTTTCACGTAGCAGCGGCAGCGGAAGCCGTTGGGCGGATAGTATCGTGCCCAGAAGTCATGATTGTAGGGATACACAGAGCCATGGAGCAGGGCATGATCCGGGCGTGTTCTGGCGTCTCTCTGACTCATATACATCCAGAAGGGCCGGACATCCGCCACTTCCAATTGCTGTTTAAAACGCCCCGTGTGATATGCGGTCGAAAGATTCGCTCTGTAGATCGTGTCCAATCTCCATGCGTTCAGGCGTTTCCGCCCGTCCAACATCACATCGTCGTCATCCCCGGCCCACCAGCCTTTTGCTTGCAATGTCGGAATCAGATTTTTCTTAAATTCCTCCAACGATGCCCCGGATTTCATGGCATCGTTCGCTGCTTTCCGGATATCGGCAAGTACGTCCATCTGCGTGACTTTCGCCACTGTGAACGCCCTTGCATGGGCGTCCTGCCACACATCCCGCCAGGAGTTCGGGGATATAGCGTATCCCTTCTGGCGGAAGTATTCGATCTGTTCTGCGAAAGGCTTATTGAAGTCCAGTTCTATTGGCATTATTCGTCCGATGCGGCTCCGTATCCTGCCAGCCCTGCCACGAACAGTGAGCGGGCCAGGATGTCCTGAAATTCATCCGCTGATTTGTGGGGATATTTCTTATAGATATTCTCCCCGACATCCTCCCAGGATTTGGCGTTCATCACGAGTTCCATTTGTTTTTTCACGAAGTCTGCGAAGGCTTTCTGGGCCGCAAGCGAGGCTTTATTCTCGAATGCCTCAAAATCGTCTTCTGTCAGCTTCTCAGCGAATTCCCCGCCCCTGCCGTCATCATCATCATCATCATCAGCAGCAGCAGCATCAGCAGCCGGCATGGTGGCCTGCTGTTTCCCCCCGACACTTTTTTCGCCTTCTTTCGGCTCCGGAAGATCATATGTGTCGTAGAAATACTGCGTCGCCACAGGAACGCCGATCTTATTCGTGACGATCTCATCCCGTTCTGCCTGAAGCTTCAGATCAGGCCCTGAGTCTGTTCGGAAACGCAATTTCGGATATATTTTCACAGCGGGGAAATTGAAGTCCGCAAGCCATCGGACAACAGTCTCATTCAGCGTCTCCGCTATCGCATCCGAATCCGCCTTCACGATGTCCTCACGCACTGAATTGTGCGTCTGGGATGCGGCATAACTACCCTCGCTCACGTCCGTCGTGAGATTCTGCCCCAGAACAACTTTCGACATTTGGCGATCCATGTAGTCGCACATTTTTTCGTAAGATGCGTTTCCAGCCCGGGCGGCTTCCAGAAGCTCCACAGCCATGTTCTCAGGGATCGTGATGCCCGTTTCCTGATGAATCAGTTCTATAGCGTCAAGCAGCTTATCCTGATCCTTTTCTGCTGTGTTCGGGGGGTATTTTCCGACTGCGGTGGGGCTTCCGAACTTGTCCAGAAATGTCATCCAGAACTTGATGCCATTCTTCTTAAACCAAACAGGCCACCACAGCCTCTGCCCCAATCCCTTTCCATGAGGATTGTCAGAATCGCCGAAAGTATGACAGATAAACTTCCGGTCTGGGAGTTCTTCCCCCTCAATCATGTTCTCCAGCGTGATCAGCCTCAGATTTCGCTCAAAATCAAAGCTGAACCGCCGTGGATGTTTGCAGATGAACTTCCTGATGCCGATGCCTTCTGGCTGATCCCGCCACATGATCTCGGCGGCATAGAAGCCGTACAGGGCGGACTGCATGAGTTCCTGAATCGCCTGTGTGAAATTGCTTTCCGCAAGCCGTGTATATATGAATTCTGCAACTTTCTTATCCGCCTTCTTTCCCGAAGCGGGGATCATCTCGAATTCCAAACCTGCAACACCGAGATATCGAGTCTGAAGCACTGCACCGGCATGGGAGTCTCTGTCTATCTCGTCGTAGAGCTTCAAACCCCTGCCATTCGCTTCGGAAAGCAGAACCGGGTCGGGATTTTCCAGGCGATTCAGATAGCCGTCGAAGATATCAATATCTTTACGTGTCGTCGCAATCTCGTTGCGAATCGGCTGCGGTTTTGCGATGTCTTTGTCTTCAGCCATTCAGGAAATTCCCCATTTTTGTGTGCGCTCTTTTCTTCCGAGTTACACGGTATTCGATGCGCCTCGGAGCCGCATCCCCGGCGTGAATCGCCAAGGCATGCGCCCAGAATTCGTCAGCATGGCCCTTTTCCGTTCGATCCGCATCGAAACGGATATTGCCGGATGTCGTCACAGTCTTTTTCACCGCGTGATGTGCCCTGCGGATGTCTGTGTCCACAGGAATCCGGACTTGTCTGTCCTCGAATCGCCTGCGAAGTCCGAAAGCGATTTCCTGTTTGGATGACGCCGTGAACTGTACGCCCTCAACACGATACTCTCCGTATCGTCGTTTTGCATCTTCCACAGGCTTCTCCCCCATTCCGGTCTGATCCATGCAGATGCGGACGGGGTTATAATCATCCACCGCTCTGCCCAGTTCCTCATCCTGTGCTGCAAATGAGGCGTTTTTCATCTTCACGACTTCCCGTGTCCAGAACACATCTGAGGATTTTTCAACGATCCAGATCACGGTGAGGTCACGTCGGCGTCCGATGTCCATGCCGATATAAAACGGGCCGCTTCCTGCCAGGCCCGGATCGTTCGCCTTACTGTTTTCACAGGGCCGGATCATGTCCCATGTGAGGAATGCCTCGTTTTCGCTCGCGGGAATGCAGCAGTATTCCTGCTGCCAAATCGTGTCATCTCCGCAGGATTCTCTCTCTTCTTTAAGCCAGGCGTCCCTCTCGCTCTGCGTTGTCGGCCTGCCCATGATCTTGTCCAGCAGGCCCTGATCCAGCGCAGAGAAAATGTCTGTGCTATGCAGCGAGAAAACCGGCTTCGTGCCTTCTGTCTCCGCTTTCCTGGCATCCCGAACGAACTGCCCGTACATTCCGTCACGGCTCTGATATGTCGAAAGAATTCTCAGATCATGGCCCCATGTGATGCAAGGTTTGGCCGCAGCATAAATCCGAGCCTGATCTTTGTGCCAGTCAAACTCATCCAGGATCACCTTGCCGCCCTTGCTCCGGAAGATTGTCGGATTACTCGAAAGCCCGTGGATTCTGGAACCGTTGCGGAATCGGATCACGAGGACATTCAGGTCTTTCTTCGGGTCGAAAACCTCTGTCCCGACACTCAGAACATCGCCGGCTTTTTTGTAGATCTTCGCCCATTCGCCGCAATACATGATGTACTCTTTTGCGGCTGTCTCATCCGCTGATGAGAACCAGACGGGCAGCCCTGGATTTTCCACGCAGTCGGTCACATCTTCGAAAGACTGCACGTAGGTGGCGCCGATCCGCCTGGACTTTTCCCAGATTTTCCGCCGGCTGTGATCCTTCAGCCATGCAATTTGATAGGGGAGGAAGTAGGTGTTCAGATCAGCCAAGTTCCACCCCCAAAAGCCCATGCACTTCGTCCACGAGTTTTTTCCGATCCCCATCCGATATATCTTCGCCATCATTCGGCTGAGGATATTTTTCTTCAAGATTCTTCATCATCGTCAGGCAATTTCCGATGTCTCGGATGGCCTCGGCAGAGATTTTATGCGGCTCTGCTGCTGCCATTCCGAGTTTCTTTTCCACAGCCTTCCAAAGTTCTGACACCGCCTCCTGGGGCGTTCGCACTTTCACGGAAATTGGAATGTCGGTCTTATTTTCTCCCGTGAAAGTCACTCCGAGCATCCGTGCCATCCTCAGAAGCAGCTCAATTCTCCTTGTGTCCGCGACGTTTTCCGCCACGTCATCCAGGAGCTTATCATAGGCTTCCAGCGTCTTCACTGGCGTCTTGTCCCGAAGCTCGTCAAGCTTCTCGCTGATTTCCTTCCAGCCCCGGATCGTGACCCAACGTCGGATCGTGCTATGATGTATTTGGAATCCAGTCTCCTGCCGGATGATCTTAGACGCCTCGCACGGATTCTTCTCCTCGTAGATGATCAGGTCACGGGCCCGGTCCACGATACTTCTGGGCGTGTAAAGCCTTTTTCGCCCTCTTTTTGCTGTCTTTTTTTTGGAGGGCATCAGGCATCCTCCTTCAGCACTTGATATACAATAATCTCCGCCGTGTGGCCGTTCGCTATCACAGGTATTTTCATTATTTCCATCCGATAGAACTGCCCCCTGCCGATCTCAACTTCCTCCGTAATAGATGTTTTGTGCGTACATCCGAAGGATGCGATGATTTTTTCCCTGGCCGGGATCAGATACCAGAACACATGGAAAAAGGATCGGCCAACCGGAGATTCGTCCAGATCGAACCGCCTCACAAATTTCTGATAAGCCGGATTCACATATTTGATAACCAACTTCGAATCCAGTATGACTACCGGATTCGGAGAGATATCCATAACAGCATGAGCCATGCTGCGGTTCATATCGGATTCGACCCGGAGACGCTCGATCTGAAATTCGTGTGTCGTGATTCTCAGAATCTCCCCTCGTCGCTTATAGCGCACCATCACAGAGA